GCTGTAACCCGGCGCCAACAGCTCGCCAGTCAGCCGGTCGTCGTCCGGGATACAAACGTCCAGCCCGTTCTTCGGGTCCAGCATCTCGCGCACCGTCCACCAAGCCGCGCTGCGCGCGTTAGCGAACCCGTACAGTCCCGCCTCGTCCAGCAGGTCCACCCCCCGCGAGGCCACGAATGGCCGGCTGCGCAACCGCCGCGCCACGAGCATCTGGTGCACGCCAGCCCCCAGGCCGATGGTGTCCGGAAGGGCCACCGCGCCGGGATGGTCCTGCAACAACCGCGTGAGCACCTCCACCGCCTGAGCGAGTACCGCGTTGGAAGGCGCTTCGCTCAGCACCAATACCTCTTTGACCTTGATATGACTGTAGCATAGTGCGATGGTCGTGGCATCCCCGCCCACGGCGTACTCGCCAAAGTCCGCGCCCAAAGCGGTAAGACTGCCGGGGAAACCCGCATCCCGCCACTCCTGCCAGCGTGCGTTCGCCGCCTCCAGCCATTCCATCGGAATGACGCCGACATTGCCCTCTTCGGCGAACTCGGCCAGAACACGATTGCGGTAAACGCCAGAATCTGCCCCCCACTGAAGCTTGCGCTGCTCCACCCATTCGGCGCTTACCCGGCCGGCGGTGATCGTCTCCTCGACGGTGATGTGCCGCGTCCACCAGTCCTCGTAGCCAGGTTGGTGCGAACAAATCTGGTAGAATCTGCCCCGCTTGCCCGCGGGCGTACTGATGGCTAGCGCTAGGGCCTCGGACCCTCCCGCGCCCGCGTTGGCAAAGGCGCCCTCCGTCGCGTTCCAGGTGGCATCCGGGATGGCCTTGGCCTCATCGTAGATATAGGCCAGGTGCGTTGCGTGGGCGCCCTCGATGTTGTCCGCACTATCCGATGCTACGCCAAATGCCTCGCCAGTTCGCAGTCGCAGGATGAGGCTCAGGAGTTCCGTCCTATCGTTGAACGGTGGCCGCCCTATGCGCAGCCGCCGCGCCCACTTGTGAATCTCTGGCCAGAGATAGTGCACGAGTTGACGCCAGGCGCTCGCCGTGGTGATCGCCTTCCAGTCGTCGCCGTCTCGCGTCGTGGCGAACCAGAGGACTACCCAGGCCGCCAGGGAGGTCTTGCCTCCGCCGTGAGGAGTCCGCACGGCGACGCGCTTGCGTTCCTGCAGCGCGGCCAATATCTCGTTCTGGTAGGCGGCGGGCCCACTGCCAGGCTCCCACTTGATGCAGTCACGGACCCATGCCACGGGATCGTCGCGGTAGGCGTGTCGAAACTGATCCGTGTCGAGGCTGCCATGGCGCCGGCGCAGCTCGAGTTCAGCCTGAGCGCGCAGCCGCCAGGACTGCTGCGATGTCCTCTCCGCCAGCGATGCGCTCAAGTTGCTCCTCAGTCAGCTTGCTCACGTCCACGTTCAGGAGATGGCCGCCTATGTCGTGCCGCTCAGTATAGCCGCGAGCCTTCCCCTTGGTGGCCAGGTGGAAGCGGATCATGGGTCCATCGCCATCGCCGATCTGCTCAAGCATCTTGGACTCAGACAGGTCCAGGCTGCGCTCGTTTTCGTCGGCATAGGCCGCCCGCGTATCTTCCCAGTGATCGATGTACGAGCGGGCCGTTTGCCAACTACAACCACCCAAGTTCTTGGCAATCTTCGAGACGATCCCAAAGCTGCCCTTTGTGGCCTCCACGACCTGCTCTTTGGTGAACATGGCCCAAGGGCGATGGCGCACCGCTACCCCTCCTCAGTATACTCACTCAGTCCCTTGACATTCTGCTAGCAATATCATATAATGACCAAGAAGCGCGATAATGAAAGGATGCCTGGCCATGAACATGCAACAAGGCGCCAAAGGAATCAACTGGACTGACGCCACCTGGAACCCCGTCACTGGCTGCAATCACGTATGCTCCTACTGTTACGCTCGCGCCATGGCCCATCGGCTTGGTCGCAGCTTCGCCCCCGAGTTTCACCCCGAGCGCCTTTCCGAGCCACTGTCCCGTAAGTCACCCACCAAGATATTCGTCGGCTCGAATGCCGACCTGTTCGGCGACTGGGTGCCAGCCGAGTGGGTTCGCTCAGTCCTCGCTATCGTTCGGCGTTGCCCGCAGCATACGTTTCAGTTCCTCACGAAAGCGCCCGAGAACTTGGTCAAGTACAACCCTTGGCCCGCTAACTGCTGGGTCGGAGCTTCTGCCACCGACCAAACGGCCATGAGCCGCGCGCTCTTCGCTCTCCAGTTTGTAAAGGCACCGGTGCGATTCATAAGTTGCGAGCCGCTGTTGGGACCCATTGCCGCCGACCTGAGACCCCTCGACTGGCTCATTATCGGTGCACAAACAGGCGCCCGTCCACTGCAACCCTGCCCCAAGTGGGTAGCCGACTTGGTAGCCGCTGCCCGTGCGGCCTGCGCGTCCGTCTGGTACAAAGACAATCTGGACGTCACGCCGCGAATCAATGAGTGGCCAGCACTGGTTGCAGTCCCAATCCGACAAGCCGCTCTAGTGTAACGGCGAGCGCACCCGCCTCGATTTCCATGCCCAGACTGAGGCGGCCGATCTGTTCCGCCGCAATGGTCGTCGTACCACTCCCTACGTAGGGATCGAAAACCAGCCCCTGCGTGCAGTTGGCAAGCAACATCCGAAACCACGTTACCGGCTTGCTGTGCGGATGCCCATCAAACTGCTTCGGCTCCGCCTCACCATAGATCGTGCTCAAGTGCTTACCGCGCGGGTCAGGATGGTACATAGAGCGCCCCCGCGTGTTCTGGACCATCCGCGGCTCTTCTGGTTCCCCGTAGTGCGCACCGTCCGCATTGTATTCACCCTCCCCAAACCAGAGGCAGAACCTCCCGCGCGCCAGCGGCCAACCCGAATACCACCAGCTGGTGTAGCCATCCCAGACAAACGCGCAACGAAACGATGGCCAGCCATCCACAGCGTCCAGCAAGTGGCGATAGTTGCTGAAGACCAGCGCGTCTTTGCACGGCCAACGAATCGTGAGCAGGGCGTTATCCCCATCATAGGGAGGATCGAATACCACCGTATCCGGGGTGGCCCCAGCCATCAGCCGCCCCACATCGTCCGCGCTGGTGCTGTCACCGCACATCAGCCGGTGGCACTTGCCCGGCACCGTCACGCTCGGGATCTCCCACACCTGGCCGCGCTCCGTGCCCCACAGCTCGCGCAGCTCCTCGGCCCGGTCCAGCTGTGGCTCGGGCGCCTCGGCGATCTTCTTCGGTTCCCCTTCCAACAGCGCCGTCAGTTCGTCCGCTGAGAACAGCCCATCAAACGACAGCCCCGCCTCCAGGTCCGCCGCGATCTGCGCCGTGTCCCACTCGGCCAGCTCCGCCGTGCGGTTGTCGTACAGCGCCAGTTTGCGCTTGTCTTCGGCGTCCAGGTTGCTGCGTCGCACGGCGATGATCGTCTGGCCGTCAGCGTCCACCACCTGGACGCGCTCTATCCCGGCCCTGGCCGCCGCCTCTACGGTCGCGTTACCCGCCAGAATGTTACCGTCCTCATCCACGACGATGGACCGCGCGGCGCCGATCTCATGAAGCGACTGCACGATCATATCAACGTTTCGCTCGCCGTGCTTGCGCCGGTTGGTCTTGTCTGGCTTCAGATCGGTGATGCTGATGGTCATCTCCGCCCGCCCAGATAGAACTCCAGGATAAAGTGCGCCTGGTTCACTTCCGCCCCAGGCCGGTAGTCCGTCTCACCCACACCCTTCACGCTGTTGCACCGTCGGCAAAGCGGCTGAATGTTGGCCACCGCGTCGCTCCCGCCACGGCTGCGAGGCAGCACGTGATCCCGCGTCAAGTCCACCTCAGACCCGCAGCGCAGACAGCGGTTGCCGTAGGCCTCGCAGATGGCGTCGAAATCGTCCACATCAAAAAAGGGCCGTCTCCGGCCCCCCTCTATTCCCCGCGCGACTCCGGCAAAGCGCCGCGCAGCGCCTCCGTCTTCGCCTTGTCGAACCACCATGACCCGGCTACCTTGCCGCCCGGCACCACTATCTTGTCTGCCATTCGCTTGGCCATCCGTGCGGGCGTCAGCCCGAGCAGCGCCGCCGCCTCTTTCAGAGTCAGTTGGTCCGGTCCGAACTCGCGCGGCCTGCTGGGCCTGCCCCCGGACCTGCGCGGATGCGCGGCCCTCCAGGCATCCACCTCGTCTACCCGATACAGCAGCGAGCGTCCGATGCGCCCGTGAGGCTGAGGCCCTTTGCCGTGACAGGCCAGGACCGCCATGTAGCTCACGCTGTAGCCAAGACGTTGCGCCACCTGCCGGCGCGTTAATAGACGCGAGCCAGGCAAAGCACCGCCATGTTCCGCCTGGCCCTCTCGCGTCCTGGCCGCCGTCTCTACGTCCATGAGCATATCATATCATATCTGTCATTCTACGTCAAGAATACCCTCAACTCCCCACAAAGTCGCCGATGATCCCGGCCGCCGCGGTGTCGAACCCGCACACGTCCATCATCCCGCCATCGTTCGGATCCGCGAGGCTGAACTCGTTGGGTACGATGGCCACGACCGCCAACTTGGCGTTGATTCCCGATTCCTTGCGATACTTTGCCAGCGCCTGCGTCGGGTGGATGGCCCCGCACCAGGTCTCAGAGTCGGTGTAGACCACGAACGCATCCGCCTTGTAGATCGACTGCCGCTTCTT